GGAAGTTTCCATTTATCTAATGGTGGTAATTGACACACCATACAATAAATAATCTCACAAATTTTGGCAGATGGTGTCATACACTATAAACCTTACCCCTAAATTCTATTGTATGGTCGTTTTCATCATGAACCTGAAACAACTCAGGCATAAGTAATCTGCCTTTATGAAATGTCAACATAGCAAACCCTGATCTCCAGTCCACAGGAGAATCTTCACAGTAATCTATAAATTGATTACCTTTAGGATGGGCTAATGTTCCTGTTTGAACACCATAAAAAGTTTTTTGATAACCTGTAAGTGGTTGGACTGCTAAAACATGAGTATGGCCAGTAACAATATTAGCTCCAAGAGCTGCTTTAACATTGTTATAACCAGCATATGCACCACCTTTTAATCTGTGTTTGACAATGGTTTCATCATTAAGCCAAAATGACCAACATGGCTGCCAAGCAGGTAAGTGATCTTTAAGGCTAAATCCTTTAATGTTTTGATATTGAGGTACTTGGGCTGATAAAAACGATTCAAATCTAGCATCGTGATTGCCAAAAGTATGTATAAGATTCTTTTTAAACTTAGATACTTTTTCTATTTCACCCATGTAATAAGTTACGGCTTCTAGTTCTTCTAGTACGCTAGGTGCATCATTAAACATAATTCTTGGGTGACGGCTTATTAAAGAACCATCAAATATGTCACCATTGGCAATAATAATTTCAGGTTTGTATTCTTTGATTGCTTCTAATAAAGCAAGATAGGCCGTTGTTTCTGTGTCAGGGTAAAAATGGGCATCACTAAAAACCAACACTCTACCATTTTCAATATTGATGCCACGTCTTACATTTGCTCTTGTTTCATCTAATTTTGCCTGTAATTTTGCTTTTTCTTGTTCAGGCCTAAATTCATATTTAATTGAAGGTTGTATTGCATCTAATGTGATGTTATATTTTTTTTCTAAAGTTCTACGTCTTTTATATACATTTGTTACATCTGTATCAATTACTTTAGCTAATTTGGAAGGTGACTTGTATTCATGCCATAATTGAATAAAGTATTCATCTGTCACTATTGGTGATGGCATACAAGTCCTTTTGAAGTTTACTAATTTATAACACAATTATATTAATTTACAATGACATACGCTAAACGAGTTGATTTAAACCATCAAGAAATAGTTAAAAAGTTTAGAGAACTTGGTGCAAGTGTTTTTGATTCAAGTGGAATTGGTCGAGGATTTCCAGATATTCTTGTAGGATTTAACGGTAATACTACGTTAGTTGAAATTAAATCAGGAGAAAAAAAGAAGTTTACAGAAGCCCAACTTAAATTTATGGAAGAATGGAAAGGTTCAGCAGTCGCTAGGATTAATGACATTGGTGGCGCAGAAAGACTTATCAATATTATGAAACTCTGATAAAATAAAGCATGGAAAAGAATATGGCTTTGTTTCTTGCTACCCTGTTACATTCAGGGACTAATACCCATTTTATGCATTGGGCAACTCGGTCATACGCTCAACATAAGACATTGGGTAAGTTTTACGAGAACATCATTGATCTTACAGACCAGTTAGCAGAAGCATACTTTGGATGCTACGAACAAATAACAACATTTCCTGACAAATATCATCAGCCCAAAGGCACACCTTTAATGTATTTAGAATCATTAAAAGAGTTTGTTAAGACGGCTAGACCTGATTTACCAACAGAATCTGAGATTGTGCAATTAATTGACAATATTGCCCAAGAAATTGATACTACAATTTACCTACTTAAATTTAAAGGTTAATCATGCCACTAATTAAATCTGCAAGCAAAAAAGCCGTTGGTGAAAACATTAAGACTGAAGAAGCTGCTGGCAAGCCTAAAAAGCAAGCATTAGCAATTGCATTAAGTGTGCAAGATAAAGCTAAAGATCGCAAAAATACGATTGAAGCTGCCTACAAAAAGCATATGAATTCTAGCGAAGAAATGGGCGAAACGAAAAAAGAATCCAAAAAGCAAGAAATGGCAGAGTATTAATGAGTCGCAGAGATGACATTCGTGCAGCTATGAATAAGCACGATAAGCCTATTGCCAAAACAACTAAAGGCAAAGGTCGTCATTATCAATCAGTAGAAGAAGGTGCTGGCATGACTGAGGCAGGTAGAAAAGCATACAACGCAAAGAACGGCAGCCATTTACAAGCACCACAAGCTTCAGGTTCAAGACATGATAGTTTCTGTGCTAGGTCAAGTGGATGGACTGGTGAACGTGGTAAAGCAGCTAGAGCAAGGTGGCATTGTGGCTAAAAATGGATTGTATGCAAATATTCATGCTAAACAAGAACGAATTAAAAACGGTTCAGGCGAGCATATGAACAAAGTTGGTAGTAAGAATGCACCAACTGCTAAAGACTTTAAAGAATCTGCTAAGACTGCTAAACCTAGACATCACATAGAAAAAGCAATGGAGAAATACAAATGAAACATATGGACAGAAAATATAAGAAAGAAGATGCTTTATTGCGCCCACATAAAGAATCTACATTAGAAAAGAATCAAGCTGACAGAATAGCAAGACGTAAAATGATTGCTAACAAAGTTAAAGAGTTGGATAAAGAATTAAAATAAGCTATAATTAATATATCTTAACTAACTACTTGGAAAAGATATGGCAAATAAACAACAAACTAATAATCCTAAGGGTAGACCGCCTGGAGTACCTAATAAGTCAACAGCATTAGCTAGAGAAGCTATTGCTCGCTTTGTTGATGGTAACTCACACAAATTACAACAATGGCTTGACGAGATTGCTATGAGTGAGAAACATGGCCCTAAAGTTGCTTTTGATTGCTTTATGCAAGTAGCTGAATATCATGTGCCTAAATTGGCTAGGACAGAACATACAAGTGCTGAAGATGCCCCAATTAAAGTTATTCACGAGCATAAGTTTTTAGATTGACTGTAATAACCAAAACATATGAGTATCCATACAAGGCTAGGGATGCTTTTAAAGACTTTCATAAACGTAAAGAACGCTGGGCAGTATTAGTCTGCCATAGACGAGCAGGAAAGACCGTAGCAACGATTTGTGACATTATTCGTAGGGCAGTCACAGAAAATAAAGAAGATGCTAGGTATGCTTATATTGCACCTTTTTACGCACAGGCTAAAAACATTGCATGGGATTACCTTTTAAAGTTTGCTGCTCCTGCTATAGTTAAAGCCAATCAATCTGAATTGTGGATTGAATTAGTTAATGGTGCGAAAATCCGATTATTTGGTGCTGACAATCCTGATTCTTTACGAGGTTTATACCTTGATGGTGTAGTGCTAGATGAATATGCCGATATGAAACCTAGATTATGGGGTGAAATTGTTAGGCCATTGCTTACTGATCGACAAGGATGGGCGACATTTATCGGTACTCCTAAAGGTCATAATGCTTTTTATAGTATTTATAACGAAGCACAAAAGAATTCTAATTGGTATGTAAAGACATTAAGAGCAGACCAGTCCAATTTATTGCCTGCAAGTGAATTATTAGATGCACAGGCTACCATGTCTGCTAACCAGTATGAACAAGAGTTTTTATGCTCATTTGAAGCTGCCATTTTAGGTGCATATTATGGTCAAGAGATGCGTAGGATTACAGATTTAGGCAGAATTACAGATATTGAGTATGATTCTATGTTTCCATGTCATACTGCATGGGACTTAGGATTTAACGATAGTACAAGTATTTGGTGGTATCAGGTCGTGCATGGCGAGATTAGAGTGCTAGATCATCATAGTTCTAATGGCCAGGCAATACCGTATTACACAGGCTTACTTAAACAAAAAGAAGAAGAATTTGGGTACAGATATGGCATACATTGGCTACCCCATGACGCTAGAGCAAAAACACTTGCAAGCGGTGGTAAGAGCATAATCGAACAATTAACGACAAAAATTGACATAAAACAGTTAAAAATTGTACCAAACCTGTCATTACAGGACGGAATACAAGCATCAAGACTTGCATTAAATCGTACTTGGTTTGATAATAGATGTGAAGAAGGAATAGAATGTTTACGTCAATATCAACGAGAGTGGGATGATGATAAAAAAGTATTTAGGGATCGCCCAAAACACGATTGGACAAGCCACTCAGCAGATGCGTTCCGCTATCTCAGCATTGTATGGAAAGATGAAGATCCGCCTGCGCACAAAGACGATAGAATTGTTGGAGTTCATGTTGGTCAAACTGAAGTCACTTTAGACGATTTATGGAAAGAAACACCCAAGCAAACTTTTAGGAGATTTTAATGTCAGCCGTAGCCCTACCTTATGCAGTATTTTATGAAACAGTAGCACCTAGCCAAACTACTCAAGTATTAGGAGCGACAGGTGCTAAAGGTGATATTCTTACTAATCTTATTATTACCGTATCTGCAACTGCTACATCAACTGTAACTTTGTTAGATGGTGCAACATCTTATGCTTTAGTACCTGCTAACACTCCAATTGGTGTATATATGCTCAGTTTTGATGCTCAATCAACATCAGGTGCATGGAAAATTACAACAGGTGCTGGTGCATCTGTACTTGCTACAGGCAACTTTACTTAAGGTTTTGTAATGGAACATACATACGAAGATTGGTACAAAACCATTGCTGGTTACGAACGAGCATTTAAAGATTGGGAAACTCGTACCGATAGAATTGTAAAACGCTATCGTGATGACAGTCGTAGTCGTAACAATACCGCAGCAAAGTTCAACATTCTTTGGTCAAATGTTCAAACCATTACTCCTGCAATCTTTGCAAGACTTCCTAGACCTGATGTAAGCCGTAGGTTCAGAGATAATGACCCAGTTGGTCGTGTAGCATCTATGATTCTTGAACGTGCCTTAGAGTACGAAATCGAGCATTACAATGACTATGGTTCAGCCATGAAAGCATCTGTACAAGATAGACTTCTTGGTGGTCGTGGTACATCTTGGGTGCGTTATGAACCACACATTACAGGCGGTAAGACTGAAGATGAACCTGATGATGGCTATCAAATCACAGAAGATATTGATGAAGCCGAGACTGAAGGCGGTATGCATCGTGAAGATCAGGAACGTATTGAATATGAATGTGCGCCTGTAGATTATGTTTACTGGCGAGATTTTGGGCATACTATTGCTAGAACTTGGGAAGAAGTAACGGCAGTATGGCGCAAAGTATATATGGGCAGACCTGCATTAGTTGAACGCTTTGGCGAAGAACTAGGCGGTCGTATCCCATTGGATACAAAACCTGAAACATCTAAATCATTTAATGAAAAGATGGGCGAAGGTGCATATGAAGCTTGTGTATATGAGATTTGGGATAAAACAAGTGGTGAAGTCATTTGGATTTCTAAGTCACTCGGCAAGATTCTTGATACAAGACCTGACCCACTTAAGTTGGAAAACTTTTGGCCATGCCCTAAACCACTTTACGCTACATTAACAACAGATAAGCTTGAACCTGTACCTGATTTTGCTTTATATCAAGACCAGGCTAGACAGTTAGACACACTTGCAGACAGAATTGATGGCTTTATACAGGCATTAAAGGTGCGTGGTGTATACGATGCATCAGAACCTAGTTTACAAAGGTTATTTACTGAAGGCGAAAACAATACATTGCTTCCAATTAAAAACTGGGGAGCATTTGCTGAGAAGCAAGGTATGGCTGGTGCGATTAATTTAGTTGATATTGCACCAATTGCTTCAGCGTTGCAGATGTCTTATCAAGCAATGGATCAGGTCAAGAACCAAATCTACGAGATTATGGGTATTGCTGATATTCAGAGAGGTCAAACAGACCCCAATGAAACGCTTGGCGCACAAATAATAAAATCTAACAATGCATCAGGTCGTTTAAAGACCATGCAACACGATGTCGTTAACTTTGCTACGTCATTATTGCAAATTAAAGCACAAATTATCTGTAATCATTTTACTGAAGATACCATTATCAAGATTTCAGGCGCAATGCAGTTATCGCCACAAGATCAAATGATGATTCCGCAGGCTTTGGAGTTATTAAAGAACGAACCTGCTAAGAATTTCCGTATTGAAGTGACATCTGATAGCATGATTTATCAAGATGAACAGCAAGAAAAGCAAGATAGAGTAGAATTTTTGGGTGCAGTCAGCTCATTTATGCAAACTGCCCTACCAACTGCGATGCAAGCCCCTGAATTAACACCATTATTGATGGAAATGCTTAAATTTGGTGTAACTGCGTTTAAGGCAGGCAAAGGTATGGAAGGATTGATTGATGAAACTGCTGATAAATTCAGAGAACAGGCAAAAGCAATGGAAGGTCAACCTAAACCACCATCACCTGAACAACAAAAGATGCAGATGGAGATGCAATTAGCCCAAGCCAAGATGCAGGCAGAGCAACAACAAGCACAACTTGATGCACAACTTGAACAACAGAAAATTCAAATGCAGATGGAGCTTGAAAAGGCTAAACAAACATACCAGGCACAAGAAAATCAGCTTAAATTCCAATTGGAAGATGCTAGAAATGCTAAAGATGCTGAAATGGAAATGCAACTTAATAAGATTAAACAAACAGCAGAAAACAATAAGGCTATTTTGATTTCATATTTAGATAATGCAACCAAAGTAGAAACTGCTCGTATTAGTGCAGGACTTGATGACGGTTCAGCAGCATATATTGAAAGTATTGAACAGGCTAAAATTTTACAAGATCAAATGGGGTATTCACAAATGGCAGACCATCCTTTAAAACCAGCACTCGATCAAATGCATCAGAGCAATGAACAGTTAACGCAAATGCTTGCTATGTTGATTGATAAAATGAACCAACCTAAAACAGTATTGCGTGGGCCTGACGGTAAGATTGTTGGAGTCCAGTAATGGCTATAACAGTCAAGCACAAGTTTGTTAGTGCAATACCTGATGCTGGCGATCCTACGATTGTTCAGCCGTCAAATTGGAATGATGACCATCAATTAACAGGAACAGTTCCTGTTGCTAACGGTGGTACAGGTGTTGCAACGCTAACAGGCTATGTAAAAGGTAGTGGAACTGCTAATTTAACAGCATCTACAACCATACCTAATACAGACATTACAGGACTTGGAACTGCATCAACTAAAGATGCAGGTGTAGCATTAGGTGTTGCTACTTTAGACGGTAGTGGTACTGTACCAATTAGTCAGTTACCTAGTGCGGTTCTAGGTGCATTAAGTTATCAAGGAACATGGGATGCATCTTCTAACACTCCTACTCTTACTTCCTCTGTTGGTACTAAAGGTTATTATTATGTTGTTAATGTCGCTGGTTCTACTAATCTCAACGGTATTACTGATTGGAAAGTGGGCGATTGGGCAGTATATAACGGTACTGCGTGGCAAAAGGTAGACAATACAGATGCAGTAACTTCTGTTAACGGTTATACAGGTACAGTCGTTTTAGGTTATGGCGATATAACAACAGGAGTTGTGCCAGTCGCAAATGGTGGTACAGGGGTTACATCTTCAAGTGGTGCAAATTCTGTAGTGTTAAGAGATGCAAATCAAAACTTTGCAGTAAATGCAATAGATGATAACTATGTAAATACTGCAGCTTCAGGCACTACAATTACATTAACAGTAGGTTCTGCTCGTAGATATACAATTACAGGATCAGGTGGTCAAGTATTTAAACTTCCTGATGCTACGACATTAGTCAATGGTGCAATATTTGAATTTGATAACAATCAATCAAGTGGTGCAATAACTGTTAATAACAACTCTAATACGTTAGTTGTTTCAGTTCCTAGTGGTGGAATAGTCAGAGTTGATTTATTAAGTAATGCTTCAGCAGCAGGTTCTTGGGATAGGCACGATTTAACACCATCAAATACAAGTTGGTCAACAAATACATTAGATTATCCTGGTTCAATTATTTCTGCGACATGGAACGGTACAACAGTAGCCGTCAATCGTGGCGGTACAGGTGCAACAACATTAACTGGTTACGTCAAAGGAAGTGGTACAAGTGCATTAACTGCAAATGCCACGATTCCTACTACAGATTTATCAGGAACAATTACTAACGCACAACTAGCCAATTCTGCCATAACAATTAACGGCACAAGTACAAGTCTTGGTGGTTCAATTAACGTAGGTACAGTTACAAGCGTTACGGCAACTGCTCCAGTAGCATCTACAGGTGGTACAACTCCTGTAATTAGTATGCCTGTTGCTACATCATCTGTTAACGGTTATTTGAGTTCTACTGATTGGACAACATTTAATAATAAGTCTAATACAAACGGTACTGTCACAAGCGTTGCAGCATTGACATTGGGGACTACAGGAACTGATCTTAGTTCTACGGTAGCAACAAGTACAACAACTCCTGTCATTACTTTAAACGTACCTACTGCATCGGCTACAAATCGTGGTGTATTATCATCTACTGATTGGACTACGTTTAATAATAAAGGTAGTGTAAGTTCTGTAGCAGCAACTGTGCCATCATTTTTAAGTATTACAGGTAGCCCAATAACTTCAAGTGGTACATTGGCTATAACATATTCAGGTACAGCTTTACCTGTTGCTAATGGTGGTACAGGTTTAACAGCAGTCGGCACAGCAGGTAATGTATTGACTTCTAATGGTTCAACTTGGGTATCACAAGCACCATCAACTGCAACTGCATCATATGCAAGAACTTCTGTAACAGCTACAGTAGGACAGACTACATTTAGCGTAACTTATGTTGCGCCATATATTCAAGTATTCCAAAACGGTACGATGCTAAATGCATCAGACTATACGGCTACAAACGGTACAACTGTAGTCTTAGCAATAGGTGCATCAACTGGTGATATATTAGAGTTTATAGCGTATAACGGCACTTCTATCGCAGTCGCTGGTGGTTCTAATACACAAGTTCAGTACAATTCAAGCGGAAGTTTAGCAGGTAATTCAGGGTTTACATTTACAGGAAATGACCTTAATATACCATTTGGAACTTCTAATTCTGCAACATCTAGTGCTAAAATAGCATTAGCTCTTTCTATGATTGCTTAATATGGCTATAAACTATGTATCCGCACAAGTAGCAAACGTATCGTCATCAACTACGGTATACAATCCAACTACGTCTGGAGTTCAAGCAACCTTAATTGGTTGTTTGATTGCTAATACAGGCGGTAACTCAGTCAATGCTTCTGTAACATTAACTAATGCGGCATCAACTGTTACAACTACTTTAGCGCCAAATACAACGATTCCAAGTGGTAATGCTTTAGATGTGCTGAGTACGGCAAAAGTTGTTATACCAGCAAACTACACGGTGAAAGTAAGTTCAACAGGTTTAGTGGATGTGACTATTTCTTCAATTGAGGTGTCATAATGGCTTTAATTAACCCACCAAGTTCAGTAGGTGTTAACGGTCAAGTTGCACCATCATCAAGTAACGTAGAAGGTTTTAATAACAACCAAGCTGGTACTCAGCAAGTATCACAAAGCACCCCGCTACCCACTCAAGACCAAGCAGTAGCAGCAGCACAAACTACAGACGGCTCACTTAGTGTATTTATTTCTGGTGATCCTAACGGTGATTTTGCTGGTGTAAACATTCTTGAACAAGTCGTTACAGACGGTACAGGTTTAGCAATTAATACCCGTACACAAAACCCTGTAAAAACTGACATAAACAATGCAACTATATTAAGTGATGCTCCACAAGCTGTAACAGTTACAGCAAGAATCGGTGATTTTACGCTTATAGATACAACAGGTTATCAAAGTTTACAAATTACAACAAATGCTACTTTTGTTGGTCTTATAACAGGAACAAATGATGGAGTAACTTTTAGTAGTGTACAAGGTTATAATTTAGCAAGTATAGCATCGGCTGCATCAATATCTGGTAGTGGTAACTATCTGTTTCCGTGTTCGGCTCGTTACATAAGAATATCTTGTTCTACAGTTGGTTCGTTTACATATTATTTAAGAAACCAACCAATTACTAACAATTTTGTCAATTTAACACAAATTGGTGGTAGTAGTGTTCAAACTGGTGGTCTTGTTGGCACTTTGGCAGTTGGTAGTGCTGCTGCGGTTGGTGCTGTACCTACATCAAATCCATTGCTTGCTGGTGGTGTTGACTCTGGTGGTTTAACTCGTAGGTTATCAACCGATACAACTGGTGTATTAAACGTAACTCTACCCACTAATCAATTATTAAATGTTTCCAATCAATATTCTAGTAGCACGATATACCCAGAACAATATAAACCTCTGCGTGTGGAACAAATACACAGCGACAGAGGACAAGATTCACTCCAAGATTTGTTACAACAGATTTTGGTTGAATTGAAGACATTAAACTATTACACTAGGGAAATTCCCAACAGTATTAATTTAATGCTTCAACAATCTTCTATTTACTCAGCAACACTTGGGTCAATGGCAGACGAGCAAGAGCAGTTCTTTTCAGACACAACTTTATTTAACTTAACCAAAGGACAGTAAAATGTTAATTCAAGGCATCGTTGGACAGCCGTCCACATCATCAATTCAGGCAGGCACAACTCCAACTGTGCGGTCTGGACAACTCGGCGATATGATTGTTTCCGAACTTCATGGTCGTTTTTATGAACAAGTTTATCGTAACAACGTATATTCAGCTGGTTCTACTACAACTGCATTATCCGCTAACACGATTACTTTAACTGCAACTACTACACCAATCGTAGGCGTTTACAACCCATCTACATCAACAGTCAACTGTGTGATTTTACAAGCTTCATTACAAGCTTTTATTAACACATTATCAACTCCTGTTGGTGCTGGTGCGTTTGTATGGGCATCTTCAATTGGTAACGCTGCCGTATCTACTGGTGCTTCACCATTTAACCGTAAAACTTTGGCTTCTGCTGGTTCACAAGCTAAGGCATTTAACGGCGGTGTGGCATTAACTGGTTTAACTAACTCATTAGTTATTTTTGAAGGTGCAGACTTTACTAACCCAACTGGTCAGACATACGGTACTATTACTGCTCCAACAACAGGTACTACCTTGACTTCATTCGGTGGTATTGAAAACTTTGACGGTAACTTAATTGTTCCTCCAGGTGGTGTATTGGCATTGTTGAATACAACTTCAACAACTACTATGTCAGTTACTTCACGTTTAATGTGGGAAGAAGTTCCAGTCTAATGTGGTATGGGGGCAGTAGCCCCCTTTAAGGAGTTTTTATGACGATTGACGAAATCATTACAGTCTTACAAAATAAATTAACTTTATTACAAAATTCAAGAACAGCGTATTTTAACGCTGGTCAAATAGAGCCATTAGGTCAAATAGATTTAGACATTATAGAAGTTACTGCAACGCTTGAAAAACTTAAAAGTTTATAATTAACAAATTTATTTGTAATCTAATATGTCAATTATAAAGAGCCTGCCACAAGTTCTAGCCAATAATGGGCTTGTGGTTAACAACAATACTGTTACTGTATCTATCACGATACCGACAGGCTATTCTGCATCGTCTGTAGGGCCAATAACATTAAATAGTGGTGTGGTTGTGACAGTCCCATCAGGGAGTCGCTGGGTAGTAGCCTAATGTTTGCATCAGCATTTCAGGCAAATGCATTTCAAAATAATGCGTTTCAAATTGTATCTGTAATTACTAATCGTGTCGGTGGCGATGACGCATGGTATACCAAAGAAGAATTAAAAAGATTACAAAAGCTAAATAAAAAAATAGCAGAACGTCAGCGTAAGCTTGAGCAATCTGTCAAAGATGCTAACGAAAATCGCAAGAAAGCAATACGCAATTTAGTTGATCCTAAACCTATACAGGTTAAGAAATCTAAAGTACAATCATTACAGGTTAAAGCTGATATACCGTCAGTAGATACAGAAGAATTACGGCAGTCTATTAGCTACCTTGAAAGACAATTGGATAACATCCAACAGGCGGTGGCTAACAGACAAGAGTTTGCACGATTACAAGCACACTTAAGGGTACTGGAAGCCAAACGTCTAGCGGAACTAGATGATGAGGAAGCCTTATTAATACTTATGTAGATAACCAATACAAATTAGCTTATGAACATCTTCATGCTGGCCGTTACGAGCAAGGATTTAAGCTATTTGAATATCGATGGCATCCTGAGATAACCTCAAAACAAGATAAACCTTACGCACCTACATTGACTGTTCCTGTATGGCGAGGCGAGTCTTTAATTGGCAAAACAATTACTGTCCAAATGGAGCAAGGATTTGGTGACATTATTATGTTTGCTAGATTTTTACCTGCCCTTAAAGCTCTGGGTGCAAAACAAGTCATCGTTTTACAAGAATCTACGCTTCATTATCTTTTGGGTCAGTTTGAATGTGTTGATCGCTTTACTAATAAACTAAACGATGAAGAAGCTACCATATCTGATTACTGGATAGGTTCTATTTCATTGCCTTATTACATTAGCTTGGCACATCCTGCCATAAAATCATTATTTCCTGTTACAAAACATAAAATTGTAGGTTCTGAAGGTTATCTTCATGCTGAACCTAGCAATATTCCTAGCAAAATAGGTGTAAATTGGGAAGCATCTAAACAAATTTTGTACTATATCAAGTCAATTGATATGCGACATATGGAACAATTAACAGGTTCTGACTGTTATAGCCTAAATCCTAATACAGAAGGCATATTTAACGCACTTCCTGAAGATGGATGGCAGAAAAATTGGATGAAATCAGCATCACATATTAAAGCTTGTAAAGGAATTGTGACTGTGGATACGGCAACTGCACA